AAGAAGGGCATCAATTGGCTCTACAAAATATCTGGGCTTAAAACCCCTAAGATTATATTCGTAGATAGCCCTCTTGCTGCTCAGTATGCTGCGAACATTATAAAGATGGAATCAAATAACCCTAAAGTGCGGGACCAAGTGTGGGACCAAGTGTCGGGCCAAGTGTGGGACCAAGTGTCGGGCCAAGTGTGGGACCAAGTGTCGGGCCAAGTGTGGGACCAAGTGCGGGACCAAGTGTGGGACCAAGTGTCGGACCAAGTGTCGAACCAAGTGTCGAACCAAGTGTGGGACCAAGTGCGGGACCAAGTGTGGGACCAAGTGTCGGGCCAAGTGTCGGGCCAAGTGCGGGACCAAGTGTGGGACCAAGTGTCGGGCCAAGTGTCGGGCCAAGTGTGGGACCAAGTGTGGGACCAAGTGTGGGACCAAGTGTGGGACCAAGTGCGGGGCCAAGTGCGGGACCAAGTGTGGGACCAAGTGTCGGGCCAAGTGTCGGGCCAAGTGTCGGGCCAAGTGTCGGGCCAAGTGTCGGGCCAAGTGAGGGACCAAGTGTGGGACCAAGTGTGGGACCAAGTGTGGGGCCAAGTGCGGGGCCAAGTGCGGGACCAAGTGTGGGACCAAGTGTCGGGCCAAGTGTCGGGCCAAGTGTCGGGCCAAGTGTCGGGCCAAGTGTCGGGCCAAGTGCGGGACCAAGTGTGGGACCAAGTGTGGGACCAAGTGTGGGGCCAAGTGCGGGGCCAAGTGCGGGACCAAGTGTCGAACCAAGTGTGGGACCAAGTGCGGGACCAAGTGTCGGGCCAAGTGTCGGGCCAAGTGTCGGGCCAAGTAAAAGAGGGAAATTTTGAAGTATTTACATGGTCTTGGGAAAGCCTAGCATGGCGCGCAGATGACTTCTCATTCTGGGATTTCTTCTACCAGATCGGTATCACCGAACACGAAGGACTAAAGAAATATCTGGATTATCTCCACAGTGGTGTATTCTTCAGCATATTCCTTACTGATTTCGCTATTGTGTGTCGCCGACCGAAGGCAATACGAAGAGATACTAATAATCTACTGGACTCCGATCAATTACCCGCAATCGAATGGCGGGATGGATATAAACTATGGTCCTTGCATGGTGTGGCCTTTAAAGAAGATGTATGGAAGAAGGTCGTTAGCCAAGAGCTTACCCTACCTGAGTTGGCGAAACTAGAACTCGGAGCTGACCAACGCGCTGTAGCTATCCAGATGTTACGTCCAGACCGTCTACTAGAACAGCTTGGCGCTAAAAAGATAGCCACCGGCCTTAAATACACGAAGCTTCAAGATATGTACGGAGAAGACTATTGCGCGGCAAACTTCCCGTGGAGCCTTAACACACCCACAGAACTATACGAGGTGAAGAACTTTATGGACACTGGCGAGACTGAGTACTGTATGAAGATGGAACATCCGTCGATCAAAGGTAAATTCTATATTGAGTGGTGTCCTCCTGAGATTGGTAGACGAGGGGACGCTGATTATGCCCAGGCTAGCGCCTTCGGTATGGACATAGAAGAATATTTCAATGCAACTGAAGCTTAAGAGAGGAGTGGTCTTATACGATGATAACGATAGCCCGTTGGTTAGTAGATACATATGGCATGTGAACACTAATGGATATGCAAGGACCAATCGTTATAGCAAGGGAGAATATAGACGGATATATATGCATCAGATGATTATGGGTATATTGCCAGGGTACGATATTGACCATATCAATGGAGACAAATTGGATAACAGACGTACCAATTTACGATACCTGACAAGAACATTTAACAATCACAATACATCTAAGACTACGGCAAGGTCGGGTGTAAGAGGAGTATATGCGAGACGTGACGGCAAATGGTACGCTAGAGTAAAACATGCTGGTGTCTATCATCACTCCAAGGCAACGGATAGTATCGAAGAGGCCATAATCCTTCGCGATGATCTATACAGGAGATATGTCGAAGAGTATTTCCAAGCAAGCGAAGCATAATAAATCAAACGAAAGGTTACTATGATATTTAAAGGAATAATCCATGAAGAACCCCGTAGGACGCCCTACCCTCTCTCCAGAGATGCGAAAGACCCACAAGCGAGTAGCCGTACGTCCCGAAACCTACCGGAAGATACGTCTTATCTCATTAGTGAACGATATAATGATAGTCGATTTAATAAATACGTTAGTAGAGGAGAAGTATAACGATGAAGGTGAACGGATTTAAAGAATACCCAAAGATTCACCGCCTCGGTAAAGAAGAGGTTGATGACATTTTAATTGGTAACGTATTAGTACAAGAAAAGGTTGACGGGGCAAACATCAGTATTTGGTGGGATAATGATTCTAGTTTAGTGAAATGCGGGACACGTACCCGTGAGTTACCGCTCGATGATAGTTTTAATGGCTTTCAGGAGGCAGTGCGGTCTAATAAGATGCTGCTTGACTGGGTTGAAGCCCATCCTGAGCTACGATTATACGGAGAATGGCTTGTTAAACATACTATTACCTATCCTGATGATGCATACCGAAAGATCTACCTATTCGATGTTCTTAATGAAGATGCCGAGACATATCTTCCACAGTATGAGGTTGCACACATATCTGAATTACTAGGGGTGGAGTACCCTAAACTATTTACACCTGCACCGATAGAGGTCACATTAGATAGGATTAAAGAATGGGTTGGTAAATCGTTTATCGGTGCCAATGGTGAGGGTGTCGTCATCAAGAACGAAGGTTTTAAGAACAAATTTGGTGATCTCGTCTATGCGAAGGTCGTGCATGAGAGATTCAAAGAGAGTAATGCAATCGTATTCGGCGGCAATAATAAGAACAGCGAAGCATACAATGAAATGTATATTATTAATAAGTATGCAACCCTCGGTCGCGTACAGAAAATCATGCAGAAGCTACAGAATATCACCGAAAAACGCCTTGATATGGAACACACGTCTCAAGTTGCTGGTGCATGTTATCACGATATGCTAACCGAAGAGATATGGGATATACAGAAGAAAATCCATCAGGTTGACTTTAAGCGTCTCCAACGCCTCAGCATGAAGAAATTCATACAAATCTATCACGATGTACTTAACAATAGCATCTCGATTGCTGACAGCGGTAAGGAGGAACGATGAGCGAGGTAATACTAACAAAGGTTCTTGTGGGCAGCCGTTTACACGGTCTTAATACCCCAGCCTCAGATTACGACTATCGCGGTATTCATATCCATGACCTAAAGGACGTACTAAGCCCATTCAGGACATTAAAGAATACTACGTGGATTGAGGGCGACGAAGACAATACGAGCTATGAACTAGCGGACTTCTGTAAACAGGCTGTACATGGTAATGCCACTATCCTGGAGGTATTCTTTTCCGACAAAGTATTTGAAAGCTCACCAATTGTGGACGAAATGCGAGCCAATTGGAAGAAGTTCATGGATACGGATAAATTTGTTATGGCTTCAAAGGGCTATGCACAAAACCAGCTAAACAAAATGTATTTATTTGAGGATGATGGCAAGCTAGGACAACGACGTACCGGTAAGTTCGTTGTGGCCTATATGCGTGTGATGTGGCAGTGCCTAACCTTCCTCGATACTGGGGAATTTGTTTGCAGTATCCCCAACGGTGAAATGAAGGACTTCATGTTACTCGCTAAGAGCGACTGGAAGGCAGAATACACACCAATAGCGACACAATGGTTCTCGACCCTTCAGACTTCCGTTTCTAAAGCATGGTCTACCGCGCCTAAAATGAAGCCAGACATTGAGTGGATTGAAGATTTTATTTACCGGGCATACAAAGGAGTGGGCAATGACTAAACTAATTATGACGCTAGGTCTTCCTGGTTCTGGTAAGTCGACATGGGCTAATAAAGAAGTATTGGGAAGTGGCGGCAACATCAAGCGTGTAAATAAAGATGATATGCGGGCTATGATTGATGCTAGCAAGTGGAGTGGTAACAACGAGAAGCACATACTTGCTATCCGAGACCTCATAATTAAATATTACCTCAGTAAAGGTATGACAGTTATTGTTGATGATACCAATCTCGACCCTAAGCACGTCACTACTCTTAAACAGATCGCTAAAGATCTCAGTGTTAATTTCGAGACTAAAAGCTTTCTGGATGTGCCACTAGAAACATGTATCGAGCGTGATCTTAATCGTGACAATAGCGTCGGCGAGGCAGTAATCCGCACTATGTATAACCGCTATATAAAACCGGCACCAGTTAGGTACAAGGCACCCTATGGTAAGCCTAGGGCTATTATGTGTGACATTGATGGCACTATAGCTCACATGGGTGAGCGATCACCATATGACTGGCATAAAGTAGGTACTGATAATCCTGATAAGACAATTATTGACCTACTAAGACACTATAATGACCACGTAGTTATTCTTTTGAGTGGCCGTGACAGCACTTGCCGACAGGAGACGGTACAATGGTTATCTGAGAACCGTGTGCCTTTCCACGAGCTTTATATGCGTTCTGAAGGAGACAATCGTAAGGACAATATTATTAAGCGTGAACTTTTCGATACGTATATCCGCGATAATTTTGTCGTAGATTTTGTACTCGATGATCGTAATCAGGTAGTCGATATGTGGCGTAATGAATTAGGTCTTAAGGTGCTACAGGTAGCGGAGGGGAACTTCTGATGGCCACTAATAAACCCCTAGAAGACCTCTACTGGTCAACCGTATCAGATAAAGAGACTATGAGTAGCTTTGTAGAGAAGGTGGAGGAGATTGTAGCTGTAGAATCTGAACAGTACATCGCGGATGTTTATAAACAGCTCTATCCGGGCGACACTATTATCGTCGGTGATGCACATCAGTATCTACTCGATCATTACAAAGAGTTCGACTTCATATGGAGCAGCCCACCTTGCCCGACGCATAGTCGTATGGTGACAGCTAAGCAAGGACATGGAATCTACGAGTATCCGGATATGAGTCTTTATCAAGAGATTATCTTCCTCAGTAAATTCTTTAAGGGTAATTGGATAGTTGAGAATGTAACACCTTACTATAAACCTCTGATACAACACACGGCCATTATTGATCGCCATTATGTCTGGAGCAATATGTTGATCTACGATAAGTCTTTTACCCGTAAATATACTGGCGCTATCACAGATCAAACTAAAGAGACACTTGCAGCGAGTTATGGCATTGACCTACCAGAGGGCACGAAGAATCAACGTAAGCTACTGCGTAATGCTGTATTACCTGAAATGGGCTTGTACATTATGCGGCAAGTTAAGGAGAAAACAGATGCAAGATGAAGAAACCGACAGAAAACTTGCCGATCTGTATCGTCATATCAGTAGGAATTATGCTCACCCCGACAATACGTATATGTACATTTACAGGCTATTAGTGGCTATAGTAAACGAAATGAGGAGCAGATGAGTAGGATAAAACTGGCCGATATGCTAGTTGCATTGGCTAATAAGATCGTAAAAAACCAAAACCTACCAATACACCATCCCTACTACAGGGCGGTCGATAGATACATACCCGGCATAGGCCACGAGTTTTCGTGCGGGGCATACAGCTATGAAGGTTTAAAGTCTTTAGTCGAACAAGATGGCCCAGATGGTTTTGGTGCAACAGCTACGGTTAAATGGCTTATTGGTGAAGAGGGTTGGGTCAAAACTGAGGATATGGATCCAACGGAACTGCGTCGAACATTAGCTGTAAACGGGATTGATATAGATGAGTAACAATATGGATGAAGAGCGCATAACCTGGGGAGTTGACAAAGGTTCGCCCGATGGCGATAGCGCTGCTTTAACTTTGTTGAAGAACGGGGAGATATTTACCTTCACTGGCGAGGAGGCCTATATCATACTCGAATATGTTGCAGAGGCAGAACGCCTAGCAAGGATTGCGCAGACACAAAAGCTACTCAATAACCAAAGGGCCTATGTTAAAGCAGTTTCTGGGCACATCAATAACTCCAACACTAGGAGCCTTTACGGAGGATTAAATATGGCAAAAGACGCAATAAGGTGGCTAGAAAAAGAGTTAGTAGCCCTATCCAATAAACCGAAAGAGGAGAAGTAATGAAGAAGAATTTCGATGAAATCGCCTACATATGGGGAATAGCTGGGTTACTCATATTGATATTTATGCTGACGATGGGTGTCGATAGTTTAGAAAAGCTAATAAGCTGATATACTATATGGAAGAGATTATCCGTACGCATAGTTTCATCCCACTGAATGGCAATGCGTGGCAATAATGTGGAATCATTGCCTTATCTCTGCTCCTTTCAAAGCAAGAAGTCACCTCTTTCAATTCACCTCGTCGGGGGTGATTTTTTGTTACACCTATTGACAAATACGACATAGTTTGATATAGTAATAATGTACACAAGGAAAGAAGTTTCGGCTCATCTGAATGTACTACAAGGGAAGAATAGATCAGTCACGATCAGCGTACTCCCCCTAATTGGACACTTTACCACCTGCTACTACGACAGGTGGTATTTTTATGGTATAGTATAGGTATTATGGCTAGACCAACAAAGTTTACTCCTGAACTTATAGATAGGGCACATCAATACCTAAGTGATATGGACGTAAGTACGGATACAATGCTTCCGACCATTGAAGGACTCGCTATTGAATTGAATATTAGTAGGGATACCATCTATGAATGGGAGAAGGAAAACAAGGAATTTTCCGACATCGTCGAGGAATTACGGGCCGCACAAGGCCAAAAACTGATACAAAATGCCCTCCTAGGACGCTATAATGCTACGATCGCCAAACTCATATTAAGTGGCAAGCATGGATACATTGAGAAGACTGAACTAGAGCACAGCGGCGGTATAGCAACAACCAAGCAACTAACAGACGAAGAACTACGTGAACGTATAGATGAAGAACTCAAACGACAGAAGCTATCTGATTGAACTGTTAGATGAGTCGGATAGACGATATGCGCTCTCTGAGTCTCCAGAGGCGTGTATTTTCTTTATAGAACACTATCTTATGACCTTTGACCCACGACCTGAGGCATACCCACATGATCTTGACTTCATACTCTACCCATTCCAAAAGGATTACGTACGAGGTCTTATAGACGCTATACGTGGTGGCTACGACATATTTGATGAGAAGTCCAGGGATATGGGTGCATCATGGCTCGCGCTCGCTGTACGCTTCTGGATGTGGCTCAGGGAAGAAGGGTATCAGAGCTTACTTGGTTCTCGTAAGGAGGAGTATGTGGACTCTAAGACATACAAGAGTCTGTTTGGTAAGCTCGAGTACTACATACGGCACATCAAAGACCCACTCATCTTACCCGAGGGATTTGATCTTAAACTACACCGCACAAGTATGAAGCTTGTTAATCCAGCCAATGGGAATGTTATAGAGGGCGAGAGCAGTAATGCTAACTTCTCACGTGCTGGTAGGTACAAAGATATACTCTTCGATGAGTTAGGATTTTGGCCTGATGCATCTAGCTCGTGGACAGCGGCAGGTGCAGCTACACGATGTAGACAAGCAGTTACTACACCGCCAGATGAGCCATCGTTTGCTAAGACACTCAGGTTTGGTGGGCTTGTTAAGATACGTACATGGCACTGGAAACTCCACCCTAACAAGGATGATGCATGGTACGCATATGAGAAGACCCGTAACAGCGAAGAGGCTATCATGCACGAGATTGATATTAGCTGGGAATATTCATCTACTGGCCGGCCATACCCTGAGATAAACAGTGTGCGTATTGGTAGGTTTCCATATAATGAAGAGGCACCGCTATATCTATCCATTGACCTAGGACTTGATGCTGTGGCCATTGGATGGTATCAACCTATCCAGAACACTAACTGGATTTCCCTCATCGAGGCTTGGGAATCAAGCGACAAGGTGATTGAGTTCTTTCTACCATTCTTTGGCAAGGAGGAGTGCGTGACAAGTGACGAATGCCCATACTGTCACGAACAGCATACCTTTGTGTATACAGATGCAGAGCTTGAGTTTATCCAAAGTATACGGGGTTGGAAACAACCTATATTCTTCGGCGACCCCTCTGGTAATGCCCGACACATAGAAAGCGGTATATCTGCCTATACTATTCTCAAAGAGCATGGCATTGATGTACAGGTAAACGATAGAGAGAATGAATGGGTTCCAAGGAGGAACGCGACACGTAAGATACTACCTCGACTTGTGATGAATGACACCCCACGTACTCAGTGGTGGCGAGAATGTCTTAAAGATGCACATTATCCTAAACGTGATGAAAACTCGCAATCTATAACAGCTATCACCAAGCCAGTGCATGACTGGACATCACACCATCGCACCCAGACAGAATTCTTTGCGGTCAACTACAAAGAGGATTATGCGGTAGAGGAAGAGAAAAAATGGGATACTAACGCCTACATAGATCAAGATGGCCGTATGGTTGGTGGCGAGATAGACATTGCCAGGATACTAAAAAACGCTAACAGGAGGCGAAGATGAGTGCACTATCTTTTATAATATCCAAACAACTTGTCGCACAGGGTGTACCTTACTACTGTATGAGATGTAGGACTCATCTATTTGATCTTAACGGTGATGTGCTTATTATGTGGATGGGTGAGGGGTATCCCCCAAAGGAAGTGCCGCTTAATATGTTTTGGGTATCACACCGCTGTCGTGGATGTAAAAAGGATTACAACATATACTTTCAGGCTTGACTGGGGTAGAATAAAACTATATGAATCCTAGTATCTATACTGCACCTCTATCTGATCGTACCGTTGACGATTTAGTAGAGATGGATGGCGTACTTGATAGCTTACCAACCCTCGACCTTGATCTCTCTGATGAGTATATCGTTAAGAACTTAAATGGACGCATTAATGACTCTATCGACTACTGGAACGAGTTAAACGGATTTAACCTAAAAGACCAACGTATCAAGAACCTCAAGGCGTTTAAGGGTAGTCCAATGCGTCGGGATATGCTCTATTACAACGAGACTGAGTGGAACGACAATGAGATATTCGTGGGTGTTGACTCTATGGTATCGTATGTCACTGCCGATACCCCTAAGTGTGAGGTATACCCAGCTAATAAGTCTATTGAGAGCAAGATGCTTGCCGCCGACCTCGAGAAGTATGAACTTGCCCATAGCAAGAAGTTTAAACTTGCCAAAAAGCTAGAGTTCGCGACACTTAACTTACTTCTCCAGCATGTGGGTATTATTGGCCTAGAGTGGGATCCAGACTATGGAAAGAACGGTGAGATCATCCCTAGGGTAAAGAACCCCTCTCATGTCATTGTGGACAAATACGTACAGTGGGGAGAAAACCCACAGTTTATCGCTGAGATTAAGAAGGATAGCATAGAGGGTGTGATCTCCAAGTTCCCTGACAAAGAGAAGGAGATTTTACAGCTATTCTCTACCAAGAAGAAGGAACACCCAGACGTTACTCGTGAGATAGCCTACCGTCAAGTATGTTTTACCTACTATGATGATAACCATAAGCCATGCGAGGCTGTTGCTTGGTATGTAAACAAGCTCGTCCTTGATAAGAAGAAAGACCCTAACTGGCTTTATGATAATGAGGGCGAGAACTTCCTCGACAACCCAATGAAGCCATACGTATTCTTTAACCTTGTGAACGATGGTGAGCACGCAATTGACCTTACAGGCCCAGTCGCCCAAGCTATCCCAATGCAGGATAATCTCAACATAAAGGGTCAGCAAATCTCAGATAATCTTATCTCTGCCAATGGTTCACGCGTCATTGAGGAAAAGACAATGACTACTGACCAGATGCAAGAATGGGACCAGAAGCCTAATCAGACAGTTGCTATGAAGGTTCCGGCTGGTAAGTCATTGAGCGATGTTGTTATGGAACTTGCGCCTCATACCGTCTCTAATGAGCTAGTTATGGACGTGAAGAACTCACGCGACGCATTACACGGTATCCTATCCACTCCTTCTCAGATGCGTGGCGACGACAACGCTAACGACAATACAGCTAGTGAGTCCAAGATGATTAAAGACCAGGCCTCAATGAGGCAAGATAAGATCATCCGTGCGCTCGATACAGGCATGGACGATTACTATAATCTTCTTACTCAGCTTATTCTCGTTCACTACACAGATAAGCATATGAGGACTATCAACGGTGGAGATGGTAACTTCGATCACATCGAGATGCACAAAGATAAAGTCGAGGTAGGTATGACTGTTTGTGCCCAGCCAGGTAGTACACTCGCTCCTGATAAGGTACGTCAAGAAGCTGTTGCCCAGAACGCCGCAGAACTTGGCTTCCTCGCACCGTACGATTACTTCCGTCTTATGCACATGGATCAGCCTCAGAAACTCTATGATAACCTTGTTAAGTTCAAGTCAGACCCATCACAGCTCGCCCGTGAAGTTGGCAACGAGGAAGAAGACAAAGACGCTATCTACGACTTTACCCGTCTTATGGATGGTGAGAAGGTTGAACAGCGAGAAGATGTAACCAATGCATATATAGAACAATTCCGTAAGAAGATGATTACAGACGCGTTCTTTAAGGCCAAGAGTAGCGTACGCAGCGCGATTATTAAGTTTGTTGATAAGGCATATAGCTCACTCGAGGTACGCACAGAGATTGACGAACTTACTAAACAAGAAGAGGAACAGCCTACACAAGTACCACTTCCTCAAGCAGTTCAAGCTACCATTCCTCCTCAACCACAGATGCCTATGATGCCAACCCCGATGAATGGTACACCAATGCAACCTATGCAACCCCCTATGCCTCAGATGGGCGCTCCTATGGCACCTCCAGTACAGGCTCCTCAGGGTATGCAAGGAGTTATGCAACTCGCTCAACAGCCAGCAGGCAACACACCACCCACTCTTAACCCAGGCCAGCCACAACCTCCTCAGCCAGGTTCATTAGCTTCATTCTAATAAAATGTTATAATACAAACTAATGAGGTACTTATGAATCAAGAAGAGAACGCACAAGACGCACCAGTAGTCGCGCCGAAGCAAGACCCATCTACTAAACTAGACCCAAGCAAACCGCTTACACAACAAACGGGTAAACTCCTTAAAATTATGGAGAACATGCCAGAGCGTAAGGATGGGTCTACGGAGGAGAAAAAGGAAGAGGTTAAACCTGTAGAGGAACCTAAACAGCCAGAGACTCATGTCGAAGTTGATGAAGAGGACGAATTACCCGAAGTTGCCGCTTTCGATACTGATCTTAACCAATACTTTGCTAACGCCAATAAAGAGGGTAAACTCCAGCCAATCACCGCACACGGCAAGATAGGCGATGATCTCAAGAGTGTATCTGTATACAATGAGACTGAACTACCAGAAGGCTTTACTTTCGTTAGTGATGCCGCGCGCATTAGCTTTGAACGCGCACTTATCCGGCTCGAGAATGAAGCTAACGCCTTGAAGGCCGACTTTGAGAGGAAACAATCGGAGAACAGACAGCAGATTGAATATCGTGAGTTTATGATTCAGGACGCTAAAGACGTTGATCGCGACCGTAAATGGTTACAAGCTAATAACATCCTTCCTAAATTCCAATACGGCGAGGACGACCCTAAGTTTAATTCAGACCCAGCTGTTAAAGAAGCGAACGAGATTTACGACCTTTACAAGAAGGTAAACGACGAATACCGTTCAAAGTCTACCTCTGGCCGTGATTTTAGGCGTATCAGTTACATTGACGCGGCAGATAAGTACTACGCTCACAAGGCACGTACAGCACCAAAGGAACAGCCAAAGACCCAAATTCAACAGCAACGTAACAATGTTGCTCGTAAGACTACCGCACCAGCAGGCGGTGATGGGAACACCCTTAAACCACGTGCATATGCTGGTATGACATTCGCTGATGTAAATAGGCTCGCCCGAGCAGGAAAGATTTAAATATGAAGAATGATATTACACTCACGCTCGCACTACTCTGCCAACTCGAACTCATTACAAAGAGAGAAGCCAAAGAGATATATGACGAGCTCGAATATATAAACATCCCAATGGAGTTTGAGGGATGTAATGAGATTATCGAGAAAATCTTTAGGAAACTACGCGTCGGTAAGAAGGAAATCGGCAAAGAAATCATTGTCGATGGAAAAACTGTACATCTCGTAGAATAGTATTGTAATAATAAAATATATCCTCTATAGTGGTAGATGAACGAAGCCTGGAGCCACCAGGCTTTTTTTATTTAAGAAAAAATAGGAGAAAATATGGCAGGAACAGTATTTAGTAACAGGCTTACCGATATAACCTATCAGTATATCTTGCCTATCTTAACGGATGGTGTATCAAACTCAAACGTATTCACCGCACGTATGCTTAGCAACACTGAGGACTGGGAAGGCGTTAGCTACCAGGTACCAGTACAGATTGCGTTTGCACAAACTGGTGGCTCATTTAACGGAATGGACCCATTCAGCACAGCAGTCACAAACAACACTCGACAAGCGAGTTTCTACATTACAGGTTACGACCAGCCTATTACCATCCCTGGTATCGAGGCATCCGTCAACTCAAACACTGATTCTCAGGCTATTAAGCTTTACACCGCTAAGGCTAACGAGGCTAAAATCTCGGCAGCCGACGGAATCGGTACACAGCTATACAGCTTCGGTCTTGGTAAGAGCTTTGATGGTCTTGGTAACGCGATCGACAGCGGTGCAAACGCTCCGACATACGGTGGTCTTACTCGCTCACTCTATCCTTTCCTTGTATCTGACATCACCTCAGTTGCAAACAACACAATCACACTTGACTACCTCGGTAGCGAGTTTGACAACTCAAGTGCTGCAAGCTCAACATCAGAGTCTCCAACTATGGGTCTTACACAAAAGAACGTCTGGACATTCATCGAAGGTCTGTTGATGCCTATGGTAAGCGCTCGATACGAAGCTATGGCAGTACGCGGTTACAACCGTGTTGATGGCAAGACGCCAATGGGTACATCGCTTCCAGAAGGTAGTGCAGAACTCTCTGCATCAGCAGGGTTTATCTCAATCACCTTCCGTGGTCGCCCAATCGTAGCCGACGACAAAGCAACAGCACAGACGTTCTTCTGGATTAACGAAAAGTACCTTGCTTTCCACGTACAGAAGAGCGACGAGTTGAAAGAAGTAAGCTCAACCGTCGAGGACATGCAAGGTTTCTACGAGGATGTTCCATTCCCAAGTGCCTTCCAGTTCCGCGATATGATGAGTGCTATCAACCAGTTCGGTAAAGTTGGTGTGCTTATCCTTCTTGGTAACTTGATTAACAAGCAACCACGACGTTTCGGTAAACTAATCGCTATCACAGGAAACTAGTATGGACTACACAGAATTACAGAACGCTCTAGCAACCCTTCAAACGGCTGTTACGAACGTAGAAGCACAGAAAGTAGTTGACCCACTCCGCACAGTTGTTGAAAACCAATTACTGAGCGAAGGATGGTCACGTCCAGAAGCGCCAGAGGTTGAAACCCCAGCAGAAGACGTAACGGACACAACGGAAGCATAAAGGAGAATATATGCAAACAGGACCTATTGTACTAACCATTGAAGACATCAACACTCTTCAGACATCAAAAGAGATGGCATATGGTACACTCGGACAGACCGCAGACGGTAGTCTCTATCGTTTCGTAAAGTTCGGTGGTACCTCAACAATCGCCCCTGGCCTCCTTGTTGTGGGGCCAGCGGCACCAGCAAACTCAACGGGGCTTGCAGTAACAGCATCGGGCACAGGTGGACAGTTAGCTACAAACCTTGTAGCAGGTTCACGAACGCTTGTTGTCACCAACGGCGCAACTGCGGTTACAGCCGACCAATTCCAATATCTACGCATCCACTCGGTAGCAGATGGTGAATATGAAGTTAAGGTAGCAGGTAACACTGCCGCGGCCGCTACAACTGGCTACGTAACGCTTCTTCTTGAGGAACCACTACCAGTTGGTATGACTACTTTGGTACCTGGTACCGACACAGTTGACCTCGTTCTATCTGAGTACAACGGTGTAGCTCCTTCTACAACTGGCAACGTCCCAGTTGGTGTATCGACATTAGTTGTCGCTAATACCGCTTCAGTTACCTACTACGGTTGGGTGAAGAGCCGCGGCCTCGCAGTTGTAAAGGCAACGACTGGTACAATTGGCTTAGGTGTTGCTCAGGACCAGGCAGGCACAGCAGGATATGTAATCATCTCGGCTGCGACGACTGGTAACATTGGTTGGTTTAAGACATCAGCATCAAGCAACGTAGCACTTGTGAAACTAAACATTGACTAGGAGTAGAGATGGCAACACAAGATTTTGGAAAATTTAACGCGGCTGCACGATCAAACGGTATCAGACTAGGGGTAAATGAGCCTCTAGTCGTTGCCACCGGCGGTACTGTTACGTTGCCATCGACAACGACTATCGGTGGTTCAAGCGTCTCAGCCCTCGGTACTATTACCTCTACTTCGGCTAACGCTCTTACTGTCGGCCCAAACGGTACAACGAACCCAAGCTTTAACGTTGATGCTTCTACGGCTTCAGCCGCTACAGGTGTCAACATTAAGAGTGCAGCTGCGGCCGCTGGTGTCGCTGTATCAGTTCTATCTAGCGGTACGAATGAGAATCTTACCGTAGATGCAAAAGGTTCAGGTACAGTCACACTTAACGGTACGGCTACAGGTAACATCGTCCTTGGCGCTACTACTACAGGTGCAGTTGGTATTACCTCAACATCGGCAACAGCTGGTGTGGGGTATGCCACGGGCGCGGGCGGTACTGTCACACAAGGTACAAGTCGTACAACTGGTGTAACGCTTAGCAAGGTATCGGGTGCGATTACTCTCGTATCTGCCGCAGGCTCTACAACACCAGCAACATTCACAGTAACAAACACAGCGGTAGCTGCTACTGACACAATTGTAGTCAACCAGAAGTCAGGTACAGACCTTTACGAAATATTCGTAACGAACGTTGCAGCAGGTAGCTTTAAGATCACCTCGTTCACAACTGGTGGTACAACTACCGAGCAACCAGTATTCAACTTCGCAGTTGTTAAGGCGGTTGCATCATAGTAGACTAGAAATAGTTCTCCTTGAACTAACTCTATACTCATAGAAAGACCTCGAAAGGGGTCTTTCTTGTTGTATGGTTGTATAAAATGCTCTTATATTCTATAATTCAACTCAATGGATAACGATACTCAAGACGAATCATATTACGGGCAGGAAAGCACTGCTGATGAAGTAAAGACAGTTCAGGAGCGTTGCCGAGAATACTATAAAATGGGTAAATTCGTTGTTGTGATGAATATTGACACACAACCATTTGTCTACCAAGTGCAACGGGTAGAAAATCAGATGGTTACTGATGATGGCGTATCTCAAACTACTACCAACTTGAAGAACCCTGAGCGTATTACTCTACAGCCAGGACAGACACGACTTGTACCTGCATATGAGGCAGACCTTATGATTAAGGCGCTTATTGACAAGATTGTCTACTCAAACCGCCGTGCAGATGAAGCAGATGGCCGATCACCACGCGAATCTGTCATGGACCCGCAGACACAACACAAATACATCAAGCAGATTTACCAGGGTACTAAGGACTTCTTCGCCGAGTACAACAATACTCTTAAAAAGAGTAGCGTACTCGATGACCTAGAAGATAACGAGGAACTCGACAAAGCCAAAGACGACGCTAAGAAGGCTAAGGCTGATATGGAACTTGCAAAGATCGAGGCTGATAATCTACGTCGGGAACTAGAAGACCTAAAGAAAGAAAGAAATGAGTCGGAAGAGCCAGCTAAACGACCTCCAGGACGACCACCGAAGCAAGCAGCTTGATGAGCGTGAACGGCTTGTAGCCGAGAAGGAAAGACTACTTGATGACGCCGATCTTCTTGTGAAGATTGATATTCTTGATAAGCGTATCAGTCTCAAGGAAGAAACCATCATTAAGCTAACGGATGATATTGCGTCTCTTACTGATAAATATGAGGATAAGTCCGAAGACACACAGGAACGTATTCGTAAGCTTGATGCGAGTGTGGTTACCAAAGAGGACGAACTGCTCAAGGTAGCTGATAATATCTCTAAGTCCAAAGCGTTTCTTTCTCTGGTGAAACAAGAGAGGGCTGATATTCAGGGCACTATCTCTGGCTTAAAGAAGTACCTTAAAGAGCAACAGGAAATAGCCGACACCACTATTAACGAATGGAATAACCAACTGCGTGACTTTCGCGATGAGGACGCTCTTGTGCGTGCTGAGAAAGATAAGATTGTACGTGATACCCTACGACTTGAACAAGATAAGGTCAATCTCACGAATGAAATTGAGATACTTTCTAATAAACGCCGAGAACTAGACACTTTATATAGCGAACGCTCTACTGACTATAAGGTTGAGTTAAGGTCACTTAAAGACTCTATCCAGAATTGTAAGCAGGAACTTCTTAATATCGAGCAGGAAAATCTCGCACGGTCAGAGGTAATGAACACCAAAGAGTCGTCACTTATCATCCGTGAGAGGGTAGTCTCTGAAAGGGAACTCGATCTATCAACACGCGAGAAACGATTAGATATGCGCCTGGGTCTTTCTGGTATACAGATATAATGGTATACTTTCTGTAGAAAGCCTGAGCCATCAATGGCTCTTTTTTATATGAGTTTACCAGAAGGAAATAGATCAGTAAGGGACAATAACAGGATACCTCTACAAGCTGGGGTCTCTTATCTTAATAACAATGCCATCGTACAGGCTAATTATGACCCTGCAACTGGGGCACAGTTAGTCAGTGTTGTATCTGGCGGTTCCAGTTCCCCTACCTCGGTCCTCAGTGGTAAGACAACGGTAACGACTTCGGGCACAAGGGTGGCCTTAGCGACGTCTACCACTTCCCGCTCAGTTATAGTAAAAGCCCTTGCGACCAATACAGGCACCATCTATGTGGGCAATAGTTCGGTCAGTTCGGCTAGTGGATTGCAACTTGCCGCTGGTGATTCGGTCAGTTTCGATATCACTAACCTATCAACAGTTAATATAGATGCCTCAGTCAATGGTGAGGGTGTTACTTACTTAGGGGTTGCCTAATGTCAATAGTAAATGGAACGACAAATACTCCTCAGGCGACCACTATGGCAAGCGGTAAGGTAAAGCAGACCCTTTATAACGTACGTGACTATGGTGCAAAGGGTGACGGTACGACAGATGATACAATCGCCTTTAATAACGCCAATACTGCGGCCACTTCAGCCAACGGAATGATCTATGCGCCGCATGGCACGTATATGCTTAATCCTTCCAACATCAATGCTATTACAGCTAACCTTACCGGTGAGAGCATGAATGGTACAATATTCAAGGTAACGTCGGGTTTTAATGCCTCACAGAATCTTATCCGAATTGTCTCGGTATCTAACCTAGCGGTTGGGAATTTTACAGTTGACGGTAACAAGTCCAATATTGCTGGTGGAACCCAATACGGCCTTTATATCTCGACAACGACAAACTGCGGGGCGTTTAACGTTCTGGCGCAGAACTGGATAGGCGTTGGAATACACTACTACAATAATACGAGAGCATTTGGTGACAATCTATATTCAACCGCCAATAATTATCATGGACTTGAATTCGAGCAAAATACAAGGGGTACGTTTACCAACCTTCACGGATATTCTAATACTCTTCATGGTATATTAGTAGACCCAGGGGAGGTCAGTGGTACAGGCTCAAGGGGAAATGTGTTTACCAATCTACAGTGTGATGGTAACAGCCAATATGGGCTTGCCTTTAATGCGGCCAATGCTGATGTCAGCGCGTGGCTGAATGAGGGTGACATATTCAATAATGTCTCCCTTATGAATAATACCCAGTATGGCCTCAACATCTACAAGCAGGACAAGCAGACCTTTAATGGGCTATACATTTACAATAATGGGTTCTTTGGTATCTACCTGTTTGAGACACAGTACAACACCTTTAATGGGCTTTATATGCATAATAATTCACAGGCTGGCAATGGTTCATACGATGAGATATTGGTTGAGGGGTACAGTTCTAACAGTTCCCATCCGAGCACAAATAATGTTTTTAATGGCGGACAAATCATTATTGATGGGGCAACCAAGGCACGATATGCCTTTAACGAAGGAACTTCACATGATGGACCTAATACATTCGTCAACATCAATATACCTAACTCAGGGACATCCGGTAAGATTAACCAGCTTGTCGCTAACGATATTATCACCACGCCTGGGGGAGTTGTGCAGATTGGTGATAATGGTCAAGCCATCCAGGGTGCCAATGCTGGGTTCGATTCGGCCTTTTCCCACATACTAAGGCTTTATAATAACTTCTCTAGCGGTAGTACTCAGGTCGTTACTCCAAATGGAACTGTACAGTTCTACGTAGGGGGTAATGACGTTTTTAATGTCAATTCTACCAACGTGCAGATTGGAGCAGGGTATAAGCTATCTATTGGAACGGGGTCAAACGCCTCTGTGGGTACGGGCACATTATCTAGTGGCACGGTGACGATTAGCACGACCGCTGTTACCTCGAGTAGCCTCATATTTCTGACTGACACTACCAACTCACTGACAAATCTCGGCACCCTTACGGCGTCATCTATTAGCGCTGGTGTATCATTCACAGTAAAGTCATCTAATGCTCTCGATACTTCAACATTTAACTGGTTTATAATTAATTAATTCTGTTATACTATCAATATAAGGCCTGAGCTATACTTGGGCTATTTTTTATGAGGAGAAACAATGGCAACATATACATTCACTACCAAGACTCCAGCTACGGAACCAGGACAGCTTAGTAACTTTGGTGGGATGGTAAACGACGCTAACCGAAATAGCATGCTTATCAATGCTGGGCCTCAGACATCAGATATTACAGGCACGCCAGTTACATCGCCAGCTACGGTATCGAATACTGGTGTAACGACACTTAATGTACCTCTTAATGCGACACAGGTTAATTTTATTGCGGCAACGAATACAGTAAACATTAGCGAGGCAGACCCGACTGTAGCAAGCAAATATGTGACTATTCCTACGGGCACCCAAATAACTATGCAGGTCGCCCGATGTGCAGTTCTATACCTAAAGGCGAATACGGCAGCGTCAACCCTAAGCTTTTGGTTTGATATTGTCTAATGACACGGATTCCAACATCATGGGTGACTAACCCAACGAAAGACACAGACACAGTACAATATAGTTCTGCCTCTGTTCTCTATTCGGATGCTGGAACATATTATGTTAGTTCAACCACTGGACAGAACAGCCAGAACAAGCCAAACACCTCCTGGACACCTGCAACGACTGTCACTACTGCTTGGACACCTGCAATTAATTTACCCACAGCATGGACGGATGAGACATGAGTTACCCGACTTCGATTGATGATGGCTCAACTCTCCCTAACCCTACAGGCACAAGCACGCAGGCTTCTCCCGATCATGCTGCACTACACACAAGCGAAAACACATCTATCATAGCCGTGGAAACAAAACTTGGTACAGGTGCTTCTACACCGTCAGGCAGTAACTTACTCGTCTCTACAGGTACAGGCACATCAGCGTGGTCTAAAACGGCCCCTACAGGAACTATTGTAGGTACTAGTGATTCACAGACTCTTACAAACAAGACTCTTACAAGTCCTACTGTAAATACACCTACAATTACAAACGCCACCATTTCTGCCGATGCTGTAAGTGGATACACGACATCAAATACGGGAACAGTATATGGAATGTCAGTCACGGGTGGTGTGCTTGCAAGTGCAGCAATATTAAATTCCGTTAATACAGCAGCGATACAGACAAACGCGGTTGATTATACCAAGGTTGCCGCTGGATTCCCGGTACAGATGGTATCGACCAACTTTAGCGCCGTGGCTACAGGAACTACGACTATTCCTGCAGATGACACTATCCCCCAGATAACCGAAGGGACAGAATTCATGACTCAGACAATAACCCCAAAATCAGCGACAAATGTTCTTGTCATTGAGTTTATTGCTATGGTTTCGTACAGTGTAGGGGCAGCTGTCATAGGCGCGACCTTTCAGGATACAACGGCAAATGCCCTTGCCGTAGGTGATGTACGTAATACAGCTGCCGGAGAATTTAACATGTTGGTAGTTAGGCACACAATGACCGCTGGTACGACCTCCGCTACGACATTCCGACTAAGGATAGGAGGTGATGGAGCAGGGACGGTTACATTCAATGGTAATAGTGGTAACAGATTCTTTGGCACTGCACCAAAATCTAGTGTGGTTATTATGGAGTATAAGGCATGATAACTTTTAACCAATTAGCTTCCCGAGCCTACGATCTTTGCGGTCGTCCTAATGACGGCGGTATAACAAACGCTAATATAACGATGGACATTAACCAGGGTCTAAAACTTTTTAAGGATGCGGCACGTCGTTACTGGACACGAGGACAGGCATCAGCCGCTATTGTAGCGAGCCAACAAGACTACCAGATGCCAGTGAACTTTGTCCGCGCTACACAAGTAACACTCACGGCCAATGGTATTGTCTATCCCCTCGAGGAAGTTCAGAGTGAAAAGAAATGGAACCAATTAAATATTATCCCACAGGTGACAATCTATATTCCTACACGATTCTTTATTAAGGGATATAACGTCATCTCAATATGGCCAGCGCCTACTACTGCTATGACGGGCACACTTAACGTATCGTTTGAACCTCGCCTTGCCGACTATTCTCTTCCCGATGTAACAGGTACGGCCACAGTGACAAACGGTAGTGTGACTGTTACAGATAGCGGTACAAGTTTCACCCCACAAATGGTTGGTCAATGGATGCAAATAACTGATGGTACAGATGGATTTTGGTACCCTATTACCGCATTTAACTCGAGTTCGAGTATCAATCTATCTAATTATTTCCAAGGTATTACGGGTAATGGTCGATCATATATTATTGGCGCTGCCCCAGACATCCCTGATGATTATCATATGGCGCTCGCCTTTTATGCAGCCGCTATGTTCTTCCTAAAGAGGAAAGACACGGCAACCTCTCAGATGTATCTAGGAATGTTTAACGATCTCCGTGACCAATACATAGACACATTCTCAAGTAAAACAACAGGAGTGATTGTAAGGCGAGAGGCCGGTGCTGCGTACAGTGTATTTGGTCTTCCACCATTTTCGATTCACTAGTGACTTTATGTCACATTTATGTTACTATAGATATATGATAGTAAACTGCAAAACATGCGGTAAAGAAACAAATAAGAAACCATATCTTATAAAACAGTTCGGTGATAAGGTATATTGTTCAAAGCCCTGTTTTTACAATAGTATTAGTAAACCAAAGGTAGAAAGAACTTGTGAGGTATGCAGTAAGAAGTTTGAAGTACACGCTTCTTCTATTAAATATCACGGTGCTAGATTCTGTGGTAAAGAATGCAAGGATACATTTAATAGAGGTGAGAAAAGTTATAACTGGAAAGAAAAACCAAAACGATTATGCAAACAATGTAATAGAGAGTATGAAATAGATGCTTGGCGTCTAAAAGACCCTATTAGGGGACAGTTCTGCACCCGAGAATGTAGATACGAGTATTTTGTGGGCAGTAAATCCAAGCAGTGGCAAGGTGGTATAACCAAGGAAAATGTAAGAATAAGGAGTCTTAAGGAGAACAGGCATTGGAGAATTGCAGTTTTAGAGAGAGACAAGTTCACCTGTGTATGGTGTGGTTCAAAATCTAATCTGGAGGTAGATCATATAAAACCATTCGCTCTTTATCCGGAATTAAGGACAGATACGAATAATGGCAGAGTTCTATGTAAACCATGTCATCAAAAGACTGATACCTATGCGGGTAAGACAAGAAAGATGGTATAATCTATGTAGAAAGCCTGAGCCATCAACGGCTCTTTTTTTGTTTTCATGCCTAGTATAAAGAACTCACAGAAGCTTGTAATAAACTCGAATTATTTTATGGGTGGGTCTTCGATAGACCCTAAATTAGCTACGCCCAATTCTTTTTACCAGTCGCAGTCCCTAGATTTTCGTAGTCAACCGTCTCAGATGAATATCCTCCCAGCTCCTGGTGAATTATCCCATACGCTTTCGGACCTTATACTTGCGATGGAACAAGACCTAAACGGTGTTCGCTGGGGTATTGGCGATGCTGGAAACCTCTATAAGATCAATACTTCAAATGTTATATCGAATGTAGGTAGTATTGGTGAGAATGGAACAGCTGGACTCCTATATAACCAGGTAACAGATCAGCTATACATACCAGGGCAGACAACTGTATCAATGTATGGACAGGTGACCACAGGTCGGCCAGGCCAGCCACGTATGCAAGCAAAACTGTTTGCTCAGAGTGTGTCAGTAAACAACGGGTGTGCCCAATTATATGACACTTCAACGGGCAACTTTGATGGTGCCCTACGGTCGGTGGCGAGTGCTTCATATACCATACCTACATCTCTATCCGAAACATCGGGCACATATTGTTTATTCTCACCAGATATTGAACCGGGCTACTCAATACAAGTGTATATTGTGGCCAAAGGTACGGGGAACTGGACACTTACCCTCCATGACTCGCAGAATAACTCGCTTGCAGCAGTGACAATAGCAAATGCAAGTCTTACTAATGGTGCATTTAATGAATTTGTCTTTGGCAGTCAGATACGTGTACTCGTTGGTGGTGGTATCGCTTCGGGTGCTGCTAATTATCACTTCCACTTAACCTCAACGGTAGGCGATGGAACCGTACAGGTGGTGCCTGTATCGTATGGAAACCAAGCGACGGGCGACATGATGTCTGTCAATATGTTGTGGAGTGCTTACAGGCTTGTTAATACGACAAATGGATGGCATCCTACAGCTTTATTCAGTGTTCAGACGGGTACGGGTAATGGTCAGGCACTTTGTATTGGGAACGGACAGTATCTCACAACCTATAATTTTGATAACGACTCATCCCCTTCTAATAACAGCTGGATACGTCACCAATTAGTATTTAAAACAGGTTTTGAAGTATGTGGACTCTCGACAAATAACCAGTATCTTGTTATTGCTGTTGAACGTCGAAGTAAGAACAGTAATAGGAACTTCCAAGATGGAGCATTATATTTCTGGGATGGTACAACGCCTCAGCCTACCTTTATGATAGATATTCCTATGGGTGCACCATATGGACTATATACGTTTAATAATGTTACCTATTTCACTGTTGCTGGCTCATTATTCGCATGGAGTGGCGGTCAAACGGTTATAAAGGTACGAAGACTCGCTTATCAGAACACCGATTATCTACAGGCCGTAGACCACACACTTGTAAACCCTAATATGTTTACATCAAGATACAACCTACTTCTTATGGGGTATCCTTCATCAACAACAAACCCTAATATCACTTTCGGAAACTGGAGTTTTGGAACAGTAGAATTGACATTCCCTAACTCGTATGGCCTTTCTTATATACTCTCGAATGGTATAGAGAACAGCACCGCCGCCAATAATTTAAAGATAGGTTGTAACCAGAACTTTGTTGACTCACTTTATACTTCTTGGCAATACACCGATGGTAGTTCGGTTACACACTATGGTCTTGATGTACTTGATAACTTCTCGGCAGCAGCTCAATCGGGTTCATGGACATCGCTTATATATGATGGTGGGGCAAGATACAAACAGAAGCAAGCCGAGCGTGTTAAGGTGAGCTTTACTGCCCTTCCTACGGGTTGTACAGTAAGAGCCTTCTATATTCTTGACAGGGGTTCAAAAGTATACGGAACAAACTCGACTACAGGAGCTACAGATGCGCTCGTAGAAATAAATACCCGTTGTCACGAAGTGCAGTATGGATTTGAGTTCACATGCCCTGCAAACACATTCAATCCTGAATCATTCACAGGTGTTACACTTGAAATGGATGGGCAGGAAATAGAAGTCGATCTTGCACCAGACCAATAGGAGTAATTATGTTTAATGATGGCGAATCGCAGTTCAATTCGGAAATATCTCAAAACGTCCCTAACGCTAGTATGATGATGATGATGTATTCAGCTACATTTGGAAATATGGGTTTTACCGTTCAGCCAGCAAGCCCTGGTAAGATACAAACAGGTTTTCCGAGTATTCCATACTTATCTTTAGAGGGACTTCTCTATAATGGTCAGATGTCCAATCCTATAGTTTCTCCACATAATATTAGTAGTGGTTCTACGGCTGGGACGCAAAACATACAGGGCCAGCAGACTATCACAGACGCGACTGGTAATATACGTGTACAAATGGGTACGACTGGTGGTTTCTAATGAGTACTGGGGCTATAAGGGTCACTCAGGCAGGAGTTAGTGCACCGCTTGCCGCTGACTATGAATATGTCTTTAATTCTGATTGGCCATCACTTGCTATAGCGTTTGAAAAGAATGTGGATGTTCCTTATTTAGGTTCAGTAACAGTGCCACACGGATTAAAAATCTATCCCCTAACGATGGGGTGGACTTTATTAAACGGTGTGAACATCGGCAGAACATTCGCCACCTCTGGCAGTCTATCGGGGCCTCAAAATGATGTTTCCCTTACTTTCGATAATACAAATGTCTATCTTACAAATAATGGTATCTATAACCAGGTGACATATACAATAAGCATAAAATGTTATAACATAGACATCTCCAAGCCAGTTGACTATACTCTCCCTAAGCAGCCTACCCAAACACGGGTCTATGACCCATCCACAGGCATAAAAGTGACGAAGTATGGCAAAAGTGCTGGCTCAACTGATTTAAGAGATTACATACTTCACTCGCGCGCTCAAAGTCCGGCTGTTCTTTCTATCGTTACCGCTGTGAACTCCGGAAAGATAGGTTATACAAATCCTGTTCAATACACCCCATGGACGTTAGCGTTCGTAGGTGGCCCAGGGCAAAATACTGTTTATTCACCGTTAGCACCCGGTTCACAACAGGCGGGATATATCTTTAAGTTATTAAGCGCTGCTCAGGCAACATCGCTTGGAGTTCCTCAGGCATATATAGCTAACTCCTTCTCGGCGATGGGTAATTTTGGTAGCCTTGTCGTATTACGGGACCCGCTCGTCGTTCCGACCACAAAGATGGTGACTTATGGCTGATAACGGCCCTATCTCTGTGTCAGCACCAGGGAAAACACTCGTTGGTGCCTCCTCCAGCGACGTTACATTCAGTACTCGATTTCCGTTTCATAAATTAGACTCGACTAACCCGGTAGGCTTTCAAGTACTAACAGTTTTCTTTAACTCGGACACTCCAACTCCGCCGGCGGCATCGGGTCATACGGCGACTAATAAAACGCTTGTCTATCAGTATGCTCATGGATATAAGTACGTCTCATCTAGCTGGTTTCTTATATCGCTCGATAACTTCTCGACAGTATTAGGTTCAGAGGGATCATGGATTGTTGGAAATGCAAGTGGTATATCACCCGGTATTGCCCAGTTCGTTATTGAGGTCGATGCAACTAATGTCACCTTTTACGTAACAAAATCATGGACAAATGATGGAGTGACAGCAGCGCCGTCTGTCTTGGGGTTTTTTGTCACGGTACGTGCATATATATTCGTCGAGGGGCTTGCGGGAGATAGTGTACCTACACACGAATAATATGGTATACTTTCATTAGAAAGCCTGAGCCGATGACGGCTCTTTTTTTATAGGAAAAACATGAACCCTAATATCGGACAAATGGCACAACAATCATATGACCTAGGACAGTCGATGCTATCCCAGGATAATGCTAACGTCGCCAAGTATACGGGCAATTATAATACCGCCTCACAGAACGCCAATAATGCCCAGAATGACCTTAGTAACTTCACTAAGAATATGCAGTCTGGTACAGACATGTATCAGAAGGGCTTGCAGGTGGGAAACGCCAACGCTGGATATGATGTTAACAACCTTAATCAGGCACAGAACCAAGTATCGCAACTGACTGGGATTATTGGCGGTCTTCCTCGCGCTATCCAGGCATCTAACGCTAACTATGGTGCAACGGCCGGGCAGGTGGCAAATCAGGTCGCAACAACAGGTGCTAACCTAAATCAATCTCTCGGTCTTGCCAATCAGAACGCCGCTAATCAAATCCAGAAGATGCAGGGCGGTCTTACAGGTGCACAGGCATATACCACTTCTGGTTTGCAGGGACAACAGAACCAGTTGACAGGTTATACAAATGCTGCACAAAATGCCGTCGCCATTGCTAATCAGGCGAGGCAAGCTATGGATAGCTGGGCGACACTTGCCCAGCAACAGGGCGGTCTTAATGCCAGTCAGCAACAGGCGTTCGCGCAGGCTAAGCAGGCATATGCACAAGCAGCCCAAGCATACGCACAGGTTAGTTACCTTAACTCTCAGACGCAAGGTCAGAATCTCAGCAACCAACAACTACAAGCACAGATTGACGCTAAGTCAGCTGCCGATACTAACGCGAAGATTCAGGCCAATTCAAAGGCTATGTCGAATAACGCCCAGGCACAGATGCAATTCCCTGGTACGAGTCAGCCTTCCAAACCGACAACTATATTTAACTGGGCTGATCCCTTTGCTCAAGCTGCACAAAATGCTGGTCAAGGGTTTAGGCACTTCTTAGGGTTTTAACTATAGGTAATAATTATGAATAACCAACCATCCGCACTAGAACAACTAAACGCCCAGAACGCAGCAGCACAGCAACAGAATAATGTCGCACCAGGCGTGTCAATGCCTAACGTACAGACTTCCCAGAACCCTACAGCATCAATGGGTGATATTACAAGCGCACTCGGAAATAATCAACCTGCCACCGTCAAAGCCCCTACTGCGAACGATAATGAGAACTGGCTTACCCGCCTTCTCCCTACGGCCGGAAGTATTATAGGCGGTATTGGCGGTGCGCTTATCCCTGGACTCGGTGAAACGGGTATCGGTGAAGTCGGCGGGGCTGGAGTTGGTAGCGCCCTCGGTAAGGGTCTTGAAGACCTTCTTACAGGTAAACAGGCGGGTGCTGATGTTCTTGGCGCTGGTGCCGAAGGACTCGCAGGTGGCGCATTAGGTAAAGGCGCAGAGGCAGCCATAGGCGCAGTTGGTAAGGGACTCGCTGGAGTCGGAGCCAAAGGCATAAGCGCGGCCGATGAGGCTACTCAGGCAGCTAATACATCTGCTCAGGCACTCGCTACCAAACTAAACTATGGGGGCATAAGTTCGAAGATACAGAAAGACCTTAATCTTGGTAGTAATCAGAAAGTACTTGAGGGCCTAGGGTATGACCCTACAAATCCTTTCGATATGCAGAAGGCAGCTCAGGCTGGTAAGATACTCGATGCAAAATATGATGCAGCCCTTGCTACTACAAAACCCGTTGATATGACAGGTTTCACAAAGGGCATATATAATACTCTCAAAACTTCCGGTGGTACAGATTTAACATCATCGCCAATAGGAAAGGCCCTTGCCGATTTTGAGAACCCTGGAAATGGTGAACTACGTGAAATAACAGGGTCAATGAATCCTACTGATGTACGCGACCTTCAACAGGCGATAGGTACGCAAATAGGAAATACTCAAAGAATAGTTAATAACTCCGAATTATTAGGTCAGACGAATGTCCAGGCCGAATCAGATTTATCAGCACTTCACCAGATGTACGATGAACTGGGTGGAAAAATAAAGACCCCCGAACTAGATGCTGCCTTATCCGGACAATCCGTCACACCAGAGGAACGACAGCAATTTATTACTCAATTTGGGGAAAACCATGGGAACCAATTAGCGGATACTATAGATAACTCATCAAATGCAGATGACTATCTGAAACCGATGCAACAATACTCCCAAATGAATAGCGCATCTAAAATGGCAACAGATGACATATTAAATGCGACGGGAACACAAAGCGCAGTTCAACGGGGTAAGTTTGGTTCGATCGGTTCACCAGTTACCCCACAACAGATTATGCAGGCGACAAAAGGTTCTGCCACTGTCGATGCAGAGGGAAATCCCATTGCTAATGTTGCCGCTGCCACTGGACATCCTATTATAAGTGCAGCTGGCAAAGCATTTAATGCCCTTAACCCAGCAGCAGGTGGCGCACGGAGTGCTGGTGCTATAAAACTAGGTAACCTACTCGAAAGAATTGCCCCTAAAGCTGGACTTACAGCTGGTGCACTTGTTGGTACATCTCCTAATATGGGTGGAGAGGCAAACACTAATACAGCAGTAGGACAGGGTGGAATTGTCCAGAACCTTCCACAGACAAATGATGTCGCATCTATGCTTTCTAGTACAAACCCTACTGTTCAATTACTAGGAACAGACCTATTGAGGGCTGAACACCCAGTGCTCGGACAGAGTAGTGTTCTTGGTGGGGCGGGGGACTTGGAGTCCGCTGGTGGCCTTAACAAGGTAAATACCGCGCAATCCCAACTAGCCGCCCTTGTAAATATGCTAAATCAGGCAGGAGGCGCACAAGGGCCTATTGGTGGAAACCTAGCAAAGTTCTCCTCTATGTTTACTGGTGGCCCAGCTGCTAACTACGACCAACAGGCACAGCAGCTTGTCTCACAGATCAATGGAACGCTTGGCACAAATATAGCAGCTCCGTCGATTACGAGTAACCAACAGGGCGCAAATGATGTCCTACAGCAACTACAGACCGCTCTTATTGCAAACGGCGCAGGGTACTAATCTTTCTTTTTAGGGACGGTTGACACCGTCAGTTCCTTGGTATTTTCTTTAAGGTCGATACTAAATTCAAGATCTTCTTCGGGTTTGTAACCTAGATCAACAGATACCATCTTTAAGAACTCCCCTTCTGCCTTGTGAAGGTATTGGTCGACAGTATAGCGAATCTGATCGAGGCTTCTAAGGAAATTGAAGTCTTGATCACGCAGCGTGTGTGTACGCGTAACGATTGGAGTGCTTGTGTTTCCAGGTTCTTTAAGCTTGGTCTTGATTTTATTGCTCATGATAGTTTCCTTTCAGCTTTACTTATTTCTTCTTTACTAAAGTATCTTTCGGCAACCTCTCCGTCATAGGACTGGACGAACTCCCTGTTAATCTCGCCATGATCGTATGGCTGGATAATATCCCTGGAGTGGCGTTTGCGTTGCTCCATATGGCTCCAGGAACGATATTGAGAGTCTACATCGTGTGGCATCGGATTGTCGTGCCCAGCGTGATAGGTACCATTATCATCTATATATCCTACGGTTTTCATTCTTTATCTTCGTATGCAATACTCACGCTAGCAGTAATAAGACTCGCGGCAACACTACAGGCATTACGCACAACTTCCTTAATTACGAGGCTCGCGTCAATAACACCAGCATCGAGTAGATCAATAGGCTTATCTGTTACGTCCTTTAGGTTCCAGCCATACCACACTTCTGACGGCTCTAGTTTCGCCAGATATGCCTCTGGATTACCACCAATATTAGATATGAGTAGCTTAAACGGTTCTTTAAAGGCGTCGTCAAAGTCTGTTCCAGTGATACGTGCTAGTGTCGTGCCTCCACCTGGTACAATACCCTCTTTCATTGCGGACTGAACCGAGCAAACGGCATCCTGTACGCGAAGTTTTGTCTCTTCGCGTTCTAGTTCGAGTGCTCCGCCAACTTTAACAATAGCCATCTTACCAGTAAGACGAGCAAGACGATCTTTAATAAACTGTACACTTTGTGGGTGGTCGCTTTCCTTTAGTTGGTCATGGAGGGATGCGATACGCTCTTCGATAAGGTCTTTGTTCGAGTCACCGCCTAAGATGGTTGTTGCGTGTTCTGTTACGAGTACCTCTTGGGCGAACCCGAGGTAATCCGTGCAGTTAAAGTCCGTTCCATCATATACCTTTGCACCAATCATTAGTGCGCAGTCATCAAGGAATAAGGTAGAGGAGCCAGATACAAATGGAGGGTCGATAGGGACAACGAATAGATTACCAGACTTCTTCGCCATGATGAGGGTTTGTAAGGCTTCATCACGTACCTCGCCGAGTAAGATGAGTTCCTTAATACCGGAGTCAAGAACCTCTTTTAGGAGAGGGGCAATATCTACACTCGTAGCGAGCGTCTTAGAGCTAATAAGAACAGGAATATCCTTATGAACAGATTGATTAAGAGAAAGATCATTAATAAGCTGGGTATCCTTATAACCCTTCGAGAAGTAGAACCCGTCAATAATTTCATTATGGATACCTAGTCCCTCATATTGCTCGATGATTACACCACCGTCTTTACCGACTTCGTTCATAATATCGGCAATCATCTCACCGAGAGCCTCATCGTTTGCTGAAATGGTAGCGACCTTCTTGAGATATGCGCTATCGGTATCTTTCTTAACTGAGTCAATATACTCGATAGCGATTTTCTCGGCTTGCTTTAATTTCGCGGCGATATCCATGGGTTTAAAGCCTTTGCCCTCTAGTCGCTGAGCTGCAAGGATAAGATGGTGGGAAAGGATAGTAACCGCAGTCGTGCCATCGCCTACCTTTTTGTTGTTCTTCTCGCTAGCTTCACGGATAGATTGGATAATATCGTCGATGTGAGGGTCTTTAGATCGCACCATTTTAATATTGGTAACACCATCCCTCGAGAGCATTGGTGGCCCGTGACGGAATCCGAGAATGACGTTACCAGAGCCAGGCCCATACGCTGCTTTAGCCACACTATATAAAATGTGGGATGCCTCTTTTACCTTTTCCTGTACGTCATCGCGTTCTGTAATAATTTCTGGGATAAATGGCATATTACTCCTCTGAGGTTCCTAATATATCTTTAAGTTCAATAAGTGCATGTTCATCATCGAGGCGAAGATCATCCTTGAATTGTCGCCAGTGTCCTACCTTACCTATAAGATGGATATAATCGTCTGAATCTTTTTCATTGATGGCAAGTATCTTGCCCCTCATGATAGAATCGTATGATTTAGTTGGTACTTTAATGGCCCCATAGTCTGGAATTAACCGAACAAGAGCATTTCCTGGTTGTGGAGAATATTTGTTCATTGTTGCTATTATATCCATAATGTTGTCATGAGTAAATATTATTGGTATAATTGCCCTAGAAAGCCTGAGCCACTAATGGCTCTTTTTTATATATATGGCAGATGACATCAAATCAGTAATGAAGAAGGCGAAACGATCTAAGATCGTCAAGGAAGCACGCGAGGGGCATAAGTTTGCCAAGAATAAGAAGAACAGTTTTAAGAACGTCGAGGAGAAGGCCGAAAAGGAATACGGGTCTAAAGAGGCTGGTGAACGTGTTGCTGGCTCGGTATTCTGGAAACAACGCGCTAAAGCATCAAAATAATTAAGGAGAGATACTATGAAAACTGAGGTAGGTTCATTTTCAGCGAACAGTTCAAGCGTTACAGTACTATTGAACGATGGGACACTTAATGTGAAGGGTATATACTTCCTCTTCCCTAATGGTTCCGGCTTCACTGATGGAATAACTAACCGATCTATGCAAGGTTCTAACAAGAGCACCACATATTGTATTGATTGTTATAATGGCGCTACCCTACAGGACGCTGCATATGCAACTAGTCTATCTACTGCTGGCGAGTTTACACTCCACTTTGATAATTACCTGGCCACTGTGCCGATCTACTTCATGGTTGTTGGTGACTAGAAATGGCGGCGCGGACACAAGACGAGTCAGAGCAACCCGCAAAAGTTTACCAACTTGATGCAGTCGATAGAAAGGTTGACGATATCAACGGTAAGCTCGATACGTTACTGCAACAAACAACTGGTCTTGTGACCACAAACCAACTATCCCAGACCGAACGGGAATTACGCGACAAAATTAAAGAGGAGGTGGATAAAATACATCTCGAATATGGCCCGATGAAGAAAGACCTTAAATGGTTTTTACGGGCTGCCGTGGCTGAGGCTCTCCTTATTGCAGGGGAACTTGTAAGCCTCTACCTCATAAGTAAGAAACCATGAATAGAAAAACGCTCAGCCGTATCATATGGATACTCCTAGCCATCCTCCTAGCTTTAAGCCTTTACTCGAATTACCTCCTCGTAAGTGAAAAGAACGTCCTCGATAATATGATAGCCACTAAGCTAGATAGTATTAAAATACCTATACCGAAAGATGGCAAAGATGGGTATACTCCTATAAAAGGTGTTGATTACTTCGATGGCACTAATGGTAAGAACGCCACCAATTCCCAAATACAGCAGGCGGTCGGTAATTATCTAGCGGTTCATCCCGTACAGAATGGTACAGATGGTAAAAATGGTACAAATGCAACCGATAGTCAGGTGCAACAGGCCGTGAATAACTATATGGACACTCACCCGATCACCAACGGTAAGGACGGAGATACTCCACAGATACAGTGTGACCCGGTTAGGAACCTATGGGAAATGCGCTATACAGGCACCGACAACTGGCAATTACTCAACGGTAGCAAAGTAAAGTGTACAATATAATAAAGGAGATAACATGGCATATAACTATTTAACCCAATATAACAGCCCTAATTACACACCTGGAGCGGACACCGCAAGTGTCTGGGGGGTTAACCGTCAATTAAGAGACATCGTTATCCATCATTGGGGCGACCCCGCAACCAATCCTACGTTTGAGGGTGTTATTGCTCATCTTGACGATTCTGCAAGCCAGGTGTCTGCTCACTATGTAGCAACTGGGGACGGTCGTCGTGTTGCGTGTCTTGTATCACCAGCAGATAATGCGTGGGCAACAGACGGTGAAAACCCTTATTCGATCGCTATTGAGTGTGACCCACGCTGCCGACCAGAGGATTATGATGTAGTTGCTGAACTTATCGCAGACATTCGCTCAGCCTATGGTAATATGCCTCTCAAACCTCACAAACAGTTCTGGAACACATCCTGTCCTGGGAATTGGGATTTAACACGTCTTGACTCTCTATCACGTCAGAAAGTCTCTCAAGCAGAATGGGGACAAGTAACTGACCTTAACCCACCAGTCACGCTTCCTGCACCACAACCTACGCCATCTCCATCTCCAGGGCCTGTTATCATTCCAACGCCTGTTCCTGTGGTATTGCCACCAGTGGTTACTCCTAAGCCAACACCTATTCCAGTAGTTGACCCGCCAGTAGTGAGGCCTCCTGTTGTTGTACCAGCGCCGCCTGCCGAAGTTAAAGCCAATCCATTCCGTGCCGCCCTAGTAGAACTACTGCGAATGGCCATCTTCTCTCTACCAGCAGCGCTCATCCAGGTACTTACAAACAATCCTAACCTTACATTAGGGTACGGTGGTACTGTATTAGTTGTCCTTAAATACATTGACGCATATATACAAGCTAACCCGGACATCAATCTTAAAGGATTGTTGAACTTCTAATGAAAGTTATCGTAACAGACCCTACAAAGCGTCACCCTATCATTAGGATTCTAAAGCTATTTATCAAGGACATCGACGAAAACCCACGTGTACAACTAAAGATACACACCTATGGTTTCTACTACTGGACAATAAACTTTCCGCTTATTGCCTATATGTTCTTCTTCCAACCTGATGCATGGGCAAAGTGGGGGCTTTTTATTACCCTTATTTACTCGATCTACGCAAACTGGACATCAGACTATACGGGGATGAGCTCCAGCCAGTCAGTTATCAACACCAGTACAAACAACGAAAAGTCCTAAAAACAATCGGCACCTCTCGCATAGGTGCCGATTTATAGATAGGTAGCTTTAAGTAGTTTTTCCACGTCTTCGATAGACCTACGCGGTATAACAGATACTTTAGGAGTCGGGATGAAGTTTAAGCGCTTTTTTTCAAGAGCACTTTTGTTTTGGCTCATATCCCTATTATACTCCTAATACCAATTATGGATTAAATGGAACTGTACCGCTGCGGCAAAGCTACCGTATCTATCCAGTACGTATTCCTTAAACCATTTCATCTCACAACTACCGTCTCCGAGCTTACACCCTGATTTACCACAAGGTAACTCTTGGGCTAGACCACATGCCCCCGAGGACGGGTTTACCGCATTTGGGTTACAGTGTGATTCCCAGTTCAGAAGAGTGGTTGCGTTCTGGATATCATCTATTCCAGCTTGTGACATCCATTCACTACATGTATTCACCGCGGTATTTACGCTAGGAACGTTCTGTGGTGTATACGACTCAGCAATCTCTTTAATACTGTCTGACTCGTGTTCTAGTGCCGATATATGCACTGTAGCAGTGGCACGCGATGCTACTTGCCTGATTTTAACTGGGTAACAATCGCAACTGCTTCACTTTGTACTCGTGCCTGGTCAGCGCCTCGTTCTGCCCATCCGAGGGCGAATGTCGCAAGCATACCTGCTACTACAACCGACGCGATAAGAAGCGTACTCACTTTGATTGTCTTTGGGACTTTGTTTTCTTTACTCATTTCGTAACCTTTCGTTTATTACCTTTTCAATATAGCACATACATAAGCATAATGCAATAGCTTCTATTGAAAATGTCTATCTGTATATTTCCCCCATCTGCTACCCCTCTTTATGTGAGTTACCGTTGATATGCCAATATTATATTTATCTGCTATCGATCTATGTGTTCCAGGTAAATCAAATATTTCGATCGCAAGTTCTTTTGTCAACTTGGGGGCTTTACTATGGTCATATTCTTTGATTAGACCCATTTTCATAGCATGTTCAGCATTGTATTTATATGAGCACCACTCTAGATTGCTCATATCATTATTAAGTTTGTTACCATCTATATGATTAACTATGGGGTATCCATTCGGATTGTTTATGAATGTACGCGCTACTAGTCTATGAACAGGTATAGTCTTACGGTGTTGTTTAATAGACAAGCTTACCACCATGTATCCCCTCTTTCCTAGTGTTTGTCTAATAATATGTGGTTTCATTCTATTATACGTATGAATTGACATCACTAGACCACTAGATGTTATTTTGTAATAGCCCTGATATTCTTCTATGTCTTTCCATAACATATTACATAGCATACTATGTACATTACATACTTTGCAACTTCTTTATCTTTAATTTATATTCCTTAATCAATAGTTCTAACTCAAAGTCAGTCCAATGATAGCCCTCGTTCTTTAGAGCGTTTAGATACTCTATATGTTTCTCACCATACTTCTTTAGCATAAACAATGAATATCCAGCAGCATCACCCTCTCCAAACCTATTGTCGGCCCGACATTGCATATGTACGTTGTCTTCACGCCATCTCGTAGCCATCCACCGCCTATTGATGAAGTGTCCAGCGTCTCCCTGTTCATAAGGTTTAAACTGTCCACACGAGCAGCAAACAAAATAACCGTCCGTAGAGTCTCGAAGTCGTATAAACTTCGAGAATACTCTATCAAGACGGTCAATTGCTGATTTACTGGCCATTACTCAAGTTTACGTTATTTGGGTGGTTTCTCCTAGATTTTCTTCCACCGACTGTTCCGACAATGCTAGCACGTTCAAACCCGGTAAGACCGTCTTTTCCACGCTTATGTGAGGCGAAACCGCCATCTGATGAGGCATGGCCGCCAATTTTTCCGATCTTTTTGTAGAACTGCGGGTCGCGGGCGAGGTTTTTATCCCTCGCTTTACGGCCTCCCGCCACCGTCCCCGACACTACTTTACCCGCACGATAGACGTGTAAATCTTGTTTAGTTTCTTGCGTTTGAACTTTCGGTCGTTCGATTCGCCAAAGTACACAGCAGATGCCATAATCTTGCTAGCATCGCTAGTCTTGACCTTGTGCTCATCATTGACTTTCATCTCAGAGAGGAAGGGGTATTTAGATTTAGATGGTACTTTAACAGTCTTGCGCTGGCGGAACTCCTTAAACTCTTCAACCTCTTCGGCCGTGAGCCATTCCTGAGATGCTGGGAAGACTTCCTCGAACCATTCTGGGTTGTTTTCGGCACCATTACGACTTACTGACTGTCTGACGTCATCCCAATATGTTCTCCAATCATCCCATCGGTAAAAGCTATCGCCATTCAATAACACGTATTTCTGATCGCCATCGTCGCATGCTTCCTGGAATAATGCGCCCTTTTTAAGATCATATGTATCTTTCTTTAATCTAAATGTTCGTCGTGCCATGTTGTTGTGCTCCTTTATTAGCTCTATATTTCGAGGCCATGTAGTGTTACATGTTACATCGCCAACCTTATAATATATCGAGGCCTTCGTCATACGAATTTCACAATAGGTACCGTCTGGGGATATGTGTTCTATAACACCTTCGCCTCCCATAATATCGTTCGTACAATCCTTATTAGCCCGTACCTTGTCACCAACTTTAAACTTCATAGTTTCTCCTTTGAATTATTCTCTGGCTTTCATTTCATAGGCTATCTCTCCTCAAGATTATGCACCTCCTCCAAGATACGAGCCTTTACTGCTTGCATCTGCTTACGATAGAACTCATTCCATTTCTGCTTATCAGCGGTAAGACCACCGCGAGCCTTGTATAAGACCCATAGTACGTCCCTGATTTGAACAGATTGTGATTTAGCTACGTCGGTCTCTACATCCTCTTGGGGTATTTCTTCCTCGGTAAAGGCGTTGCGCCTAAACAGAAGATGTCCAGCTTCTTGGTGGAACATATCCATCGTTGAGAAGTCTTCATTAGATACCTCAAAGAGGGTTGTAAAGTTCAATTTAACGCTTCTGTCCTTCCTCCGCGAAACACTATCAAGTGTTACGGGTATTTGGATTAGTTTATCTTCGGTCATCCCACTGATACCTCTCTTTGGTTTATCCCGCATTGAAGCTTGAGATTATTACTTTAGGTTCTTTGAGCTCGCGATTATAGGTACCGACACATTTTAATGTGTAGTTTTTAGCTGTAAACCCTTCGTATAGCTGAAAATAATGATATATATGTTGGGACATAATCATGTCGCGTGCTGCACCTGGCGTATTTGCCGCGACCACAAGCGAATCGTACTCATCGTAGCCTATTGTATCTGTACGCATTGCTAAGTATAGTTTAGTCATTGTGTTCTCCTCCTTTATTTATTCAAGTGTATGAGACTGGCAGTGAGTTGTAGGCGTGGCATGGACGCCTCGTTTTGGTCGGGCTGGTGGAGTCGAACCACTATCTTCTACGCCCTCGCAGGTGATCTTCCGTTGACCTATCACCCGATTTGCCTGTAGAACTCTCTCACTACCAGATTCATATACTTGAACTGTTTGAGCGTATGGTGGTGGGGTATACTCTATGTTCATGGCCTCACAGCAGCGTTTTACGAATCCCTCCCTAGTTGGGGGCTTACCACGTTTTATCCACTCTTTAGTGAATTGCATACGTTGGAAGCCTGAGAGTTTAGGTTTCATTACTCAATATTACCTAGTATCTCCATCACAGACCTATAGTCAATCATCGAGTTACCATTGTTCGTACCTTTAACGTTAAATCTTTCAAGAGCATTGATAAAGTTAGTGGCACTCAATAGAACTTCGCTACCAATGATGCTTTTAACCGACTCTACCTCTAATGATCTTATCTCCTCTTGCTCTTCGCGTTCTTTTGCAATTTCGGTCTCAAGAGCCTCATTTTGTTTTCGTAGAATATTGTTCTCTTCGATGATCTTTGCTTCTTGCTCTTCCTTTTCTTCTATGAGACGTTTCTGCTCTCGGTCATATGCCTCCGCCTGGGCTACTTTCAGGTTATACGCGTCTACCAGATCCGATTTTAGCTTTACAAAGGATTCTTCTGTCATTCCTTCCACAGTGTACAGAAATGGATTATCGCAATAAGGGGTTATAGCTTCTAGCCGTTCGTTCCTAATCTTTACGATTCTCTCAGCTTCTTTAATTTCTGCGAATTTTTCTTGCTTCTCAAGATGTTCTTCTACAGGCCGAATACTATCCTTTATAAACTTAGCAACACTATCGATGGCCTTGCCTGTCCTTAGGGAACTCTCTTTCAGTTGTTTGCGTCTATTCTCGACAGTGGTACGCACTTTCTTTAACTCAAGCCTCGTATCTCGGGCTTGTTTCATACCCTTTATATCCGTCTCCTCAGTGACCACAATTGTGCCTTCAGTGACTATCAATTCGCCATTATCGTCCCAGCGATATCCCTCGATAATGTTTCCTACTTCGGTGAAAGGAGCACCAAATGCTTCGATGAGCTGTTTAGAGTTTTCTTTCGCTATATCATGCTCGTCAACAATGACCTGTAATTTATTTTCCATTATATGTTCCCTCCTAATTTATTAAGTGCTGCACTAAGTTCCGATACCGTTACCAGTTCCGCAAGACGCAGATCTATACTTCTTTGGGGAGTACCCTGTGCAAGCGCAAGTTCAGTTATTCTGCTCTTTAGTTCATCTATTTCTTCCGAATCTTCCTGAGGAAGAGCCCATGGTGGCAGCTTTGGCGACTTCCAGTAGTATCTCGTCTTTGAATCCTTATCATAATGCATATGATGATCTTTCATACTGGCCGGTTTATCCTTAACCATAGATACAAATACTGTCTCCACATCGTATAAGTATCGACCTATACCCCACTGGACTGCTGAACGCTTCATAGATGAACTGAGACCACCTTTAACTGCCTCAATAGAGGTATTTTCCGCTCCGTCGTACTTAGTGATCCATTGGTCATTATCGTATATGGATATACCACACAATACACCATCATCTGGAGCTTTTGAAAATTCGTTTTTCCATTTAGACGCACCAACTACCGAGTCCAGACGAGACTGTATAGCCCGGTTTGTAATATATGCTAGTACAGTTCCCCATGCCTTACCATTAGTGATACCGGCCGACTGTATTCGCCATTCTATATCACTGGATGCGAACGGCTCCCTTAATTTGTCGTAGTCTATACCCCTAATGTCTCGGTCTGATGATAGTGAATCGTTCATATTACTTACTCCGTACCCATTTCTGCCACAAGGCGTTAAGGTTTATCTGGTGGGAATTAACTGACATGTATCTTTTCCACTGGTGATACATTAGGTCGATCATCCCGTCGTTAGTCAAAGAGTCAAACATCACAGTTCCATTATCCTATCTAGGAATTTGTTAGTTACCGTTGTAAGGGTACTGTTTTGAGGAGATAATGCTTCACTGTACATCTTGAGAAAGATACCTTTTATCTGAGCCTTCTTTATCTCGTTTGAATCATCGCTAGCGATTACTTCATCAAGCGTGCTAGGCTTTGGTACGTGGACTATGTTAATTTTCACAGTCGTCACCCATTTCGTTAAAAAGTTGTTCGTCACAGTCATCACAGACTTCAACCATATAGGTAGGGTCTTCCGCGTCCTGTGTGAATGGATTCCAGTTTACCGACCCAAATGCTTCTTCGCGGTGGGTAGATAGGTGCGGACATGGGGTCTCGACCTGCTCATAGAATTCTTCTTGTAGTGTGAGTGCTAACATTTCGTAACCTTTCGTTTATTACTCTCTTAGTATATTCCTTTAAAGTGCTTGTGTCAACATAAAAATGTATCGTTTTTATAGATTGTTATGTTTCATCTAAAGTGCTATACTAATAACAGATATATATAGTGTTTGAGTAAGTTCTTAATAATACATTTATTAGTAACCTTTCGGCTTTAACAGTCTTATATATCCTCTGGCGCTAGGTGATGCCCACCCTTACCTAGCGCTTTTTTGTTTGTAAACAGTTTCTATGTGCTATAATAAGTGTATTGATGTATATTCTCTATATCATCAAAAGCACCTTATACCCCCTATCCTAACTCAATGTTAGACTAATGCAGCACCGTGACTAAGTATTCTACCCTCCACTTATCACATCAAAAGGTGCTGTATTTTATTTGGGGAAAATGCTATGATTAGGGTACCTTAGACACTTCTTTCGTTAGAGTGTACTAGGGGGTAATTAGGAGATAAAAGGAAAACCCACACCGCGGGGTGTGGGGACACTTCTTTCGTTTGTCTTAACTATAGCAGACGTATCTAATAATTGCAAGCATCCTCATGCAAACAGTTCGTAGATCTGTGGAAAACTACAAGTGCAGTGTTATCAGGTGAGGTCGTGCCGTGGATAAATGTTGAACGACCAACTTACATAGCACTGAACTACTAAGAAGCTGTTATTGAGATAGAACCCAACTAGCAAGCCGATAGAAGTATCGAGAGCATTGGTAGCAGCGTAAGAGTAGGTATGAGGTGTTGAGACGGGGACTGCCTAAGTAGTAGGGAGATGGGGTTCTATGCACCAATACCAACACTAGTAATGTTTAATATGACGGTTTCTTATTTACATTTGCATAATTACGATGTACAATAGAAATACAACAGGATAACTAAAAGGAGAGTATATGAACAAACCAATCATTCATGGAGAAAACGTACTAATCCCAGTTGGGAACATACCTGAGGGCAAGACGGAGAGCCACACAAGTTATATCGTTGGCCACTCTGAGACGGGTCACCATCACGTACTGGAGGCTGAAAAGCAGTCACCATTCGACATTATTATTGTTGGCGAGGATATGTATATTTCATCTAAGCAGGTATCAAGCCTCGTTCACAAGAAGTCACACGATATTCATAAGACTGTTGTAGTTGAGCCTGGGTTCTACCAGGTAAAGCGTAAGACGGAATACGACCCATTCAGCAAAGCAATTCGCCAAGTATGGGACTAGTGTATGTCTAAGATAGAGAAACTCACTCAGGAACAAGGAGCACTTATACCTGTAATTAGGGAAAAGTGGATTAATCTCGCACTTAAAGATAGTGATGAGATAGATCATGACGCGGCGGTAAAGGGCATCAATTGGCTCTACAAAATATCTGGGCTTAAAACCCCTAAGATTATATTCGTAGATAGCCCTCTTGCTGCTCAGTATGCTGCGAACATTATAAAGATGGAATCAAATAACCCTAAAGTG